ATGATTCCGAAAAAGTAGAAGACCCATTCGCTGACAAATTTAAGGGAGATGTATTAGAGGCTCTTTTATCTTCGCCCGAAACAATGGTTAAATTTGTTCATTATGCTCTTCGCTCCGATGATAAAGCCCTACCTAAAGATATATATTCAATCAAAGATATGGAAGAAGATACTTTAACCGAAGGGCTTCAAGGTCTTGATTTACAAGAAGAAGATATTAGCCTCTATATTATTGAACATTATGGTGATGATAAAGATACAAAACAAGTAGAAAAGAAAGTAGAGGAAGCACTTAACATTCTAGAATTATTTTATTTCTCAAAACATGAAGAAGAAGAATTTGAAGAACTTGTAGAAATTCAAAAAGAACAAAAAGCGAATGTTCATTTCTTAGTTCCAAATAAACCAATGTATCGAATTTTTGACATTGAAGATATGAATGAACTCAAAGGGTTTAGCGGAGAATATGTAGTTCAAGAAAAATATGACGGAATGAGAATCCAATTACACAAAATAGACGGCAAGGTTTCAATCTATTCATATAATGAAAAAGACATTACCGAGAAGTGTAAAGAACAAGTCAAAGAATTAGAGAAAAAGGAATACGGGGATTGTATTCTTGATGCTGAATTGATACTGTTTGATGGTGATAAAGCACTTCATAGGGCCGATACAATAGCCCATATTTTCAAAAATTCCTACAAAGAGTCTAGACTCAAAGCCCATGTTTTTGATATTTTGAGGCATGAAAATCAAAAACTAACAGATGAACCATTGAGAAAAAGAATCAATATTCTATTCAATAATTACTCTACAAAATCTTCGGAAGATTTATTCTTTCCTTCTAAAAAAGATACTAGGATTGCAGATAATCTAAAAGATGTAAAGGAATACGCAGAAGAAATTATGGAAATGCCTACTTCCGAAGGAGTTGTTATCAAGGATATAGAATCCACATATTTCATAGGAACAAAGAAAAATCCTAAATGGGTAAAATGGAAGAAATTTGTAGATTTAGATTTGATTGTTCTTGATAAGAAAGGCACAAAATCGGGTATGTATTCCTATACTTTAGGGGCAGGGCCAATTGATGAAGAAGAGGGCGGAACTGAAATAAACGGTAAATTTTACATGAATGTTGGTAAAGCCCTCAACACAAAAACCGTTGTTGATGTTGGCCAAATCATTAGAGTCAAAGTAGATGAAGTAAAAGAAAGTGGGGGAAAATATACACTTTATTCTGCTAAGGTCATAGAAATACCCGAAGTCGAAGAACCCGATAAAATAGTTACATTAGAGATGTTGGCTAAAGATACTAAGCCTTCTCTAAAATATAATGTTGAGGCTCTTAAAAAAGGTATAACGATTACAGATAATATTCACGGAACTGCTACTATTATTGCTAAAAGTATGGACGGATTTACTATTTATGGTTTTCAAGAAAACAATCTAATGTCTAAGAATGCCCTACAAGATTTAGATTTTTGGAAAGAAGAAGCAGAAGAAACTCTCAAAACGATGCAAGGAAAACTTACAGTAGCAATAATTAACTTCATCAAAAATAAAAATAAACCCCAAACAGTTATAGATGTTCATAATTTTCTTTTAAAAGAATATGCTAATGATTATGAAACTCTACTAGAATCTAATAAAAAAGAACTAGGAGAATGGATTAATTTAAGAGATGGTCTTACAGTTAAAAATAATATTGTAATTGCAGAACATGATAAAATTGTTAAAGAATCTTCTCAATTTAAAGTCTATCTTAGAAAGGACGGCAATCTTTCTTTTGCAGTAGAGCATAAAGAAGAAATTCTAAATTGGAATATTGATATTGCTACTGATGATGATATTTTTGCTTTCTTTGGAAAAGCCGTAAAATATCCTGCTGAAATATCTACAAATATAGATAGAACTAAATTACTTGATGAAGGAGAAGTTCAATTAGGTGTTCAAAGACATGGCTATCATGAATACATTCTAAAAGGAAATAAGTTTGAAACTAAACTTCATTTTAGAGTTGTAGAAACAAAAGGAGAAAAAATGTGGATAGCATGGACGGGCTATGAACAAAAACCCGTTGATAAAAGCACAGATGAAGGTATTTGGAATATTTATAATGACAAGTTCAAAGACCTTAAATTACAAAATAAAGCGAAGCACTTAAATAGTCAAGATAGAACAAAGGAAGTTGAAGCCGATGACACTAATGCTTCATAAAAACAATGACTTTATGATACTAAAGGCAAATGAAGATTTAATGATTGGTGGATATGCTTCAATAGAAATGGTAGATAAGCAAAACGACTTGATTACATTAAAAGCATTGGAGGGAGCAGTAAAGAAATTTATGGAAAAAGATAGATTTCGTAATGTAATGACAAATCATTCTAATGTTCAAGTCGGAGAAGTAGTAGATTCATACAGGGATAAATCGGGGAGGTTATGGAAAACAGAAGTAGATGATGTGGGCTTCTTTGTTGTAATTAAACTCCGAGATGATATAGAAAAAGCAAAGGAAATAAATAGAGGCATTCGCAAAGGTTCGTTAAGAAGTTTTAGCATTGGAGGACAGGCGTTACAAAAAGTAAAAAAGCGTAATGAAGAGTTAGGCGAATACAATGAGATTAGCAAACTTGAATTACACGAAGTTACCATATGCGAAAAAGGAATTAACCCCGAAGCGAAATTTGACATCTTAAAACAGGAAGTGAAAAATATGACAAAACTAGAAAAAGCATTAAGCGAACTTGATATGCTTCTAAAGGAAGTAAATCAACTTCGTAAAGAAGAAGAAGAAGAAAAAGGCTATGGTAGTGGCCATCCATCGGAAGAAATGATGGACACAACTGATGGCGAAGAAGAAATGATGGGATATGATAAAGCCGATGATAGTGAAATGAAAGGCCCAACTCCAACCCTTGACGCAGGTTCAATTGAAGATGGCGAACCTGCTGATAATGTTGTAGTTAGTGGTGGCCGACCAACAGGCGATTCACAGGCTTTTAAGGAACACAATGTTACTAAAGCATTCAGTAACAATGAATTTACTTCGCTCAACCTTTCAAACGAAAACATCGAGAAAGCCTATGAGCAATTTCGACAAGAACAACTTGAAAAATTGGCTTATGGCCGATTAGAAAAGCAATTTGAAACACGATTTAAGCAAGAAGTTGCTTCTCGTAATGATTTGGTTGCTAAAGCAGAATACAATGCACAAGCAGAAATTACAAATCTTAAGACACAATTTAGCGAACTCCGAAAGTCGCTTACAGAAGAAAAGAATGAAATTCGCAAAGCCCAAGAAGTTGCTTCTACAGTAAAGGTCTTTTCACTAGATGAAATTTCCGATATGTCATGGAGCGATATTCATAAAGCGGTTAGCGGAGAATATTGAGGTGAAAAACATGGGATATATTAACACAATTAGAGATTTGGAAGCATCAACATACGGCCTACCTGCCTTTGGAGGAAATTCTCTCCTTAAGCAAGCAGGTGTAGTTCAAGGACTACATACTGCACACGATATTACAGATGCTTCCGCAAGCGGAGTAACAGGAATTACAGGAACAACAGGACTTTACAATGTTCTTTACGGACAAAAAGTATGGTCAATGCTTAACCGAGAGGTTAATGCTTTGGCTATGCTTTCTAAGAGGCCATACAATTCAAGTGGATGGCGTATTCTTAAGAGTCGTCCTTTTGGTGGTAGTGGAAACACATTGACTCTACAATCCGATGGAAGCGGAGGCGGTATCGGTTCCGATGACCCACAAGCAGACGAGATTGGTGGTGTTCCCGAAAACGCAGGACTTTCTACTACGGCAGATGGACTTAGTTCTATGGCTCCTACTTACGCACAACTTTTCATGTCGCCTAAGACAATTGCACACCAATTTGATATTTCCGAACTCGCTATGGAAATGGCTCAAATTGATGATGGACTAGGCGATATTCGAGCAATTATCCGAGAAGATATGGGTAAAGCACACGCAGAAGCACAAAACAAAATGTTGGTTATGCCACTTGAATTCTATGGTGAATCAAGCGCACTAGCAGATATTGAGCGAAACTATACTTCACTCCTTAAGATTGTTACAAGCCGAGCAGAACTTCTTGCTCTTGATGGCGGAGTTCTCGCAACAGATACAACTTCTGCTACTAACAATCTCGGTAAAATCTACGGTGAAGAGCGATTTACTGCGGCTTCTTATCTTGATGCAATTGTTGATTTCAACTCATCATATGCCGCATCATCAGTTCGACCTCTAACCTTGACTCTTATCAACTCGGTTATTCGACAACTCCGAGAAGCAGGTGGTTCACCAAAGGTTATCCTAACAGGATATGACACCATTCAAGCAATTGCTGATTTGCTCCAAGCACAAGAAAGATTCATGGATAGAAAGGAAGTTATTCCTACTGTTAATGGTGTTCGTGGTGTAAAGGGTCAAGAAGTTGGATTCCGTGTAGCAACATACTACGACATTCCTCTTATTCCTGTTAAGGAAATGACAGGAACACGAAATTCAGCAGATAGTGGAATTAGCGATATGCTATTCCTTGATACAGACCACTTGTGGCTTCAAGTTTTGAAACCAACTCAATACTTTGAAGATGGTATTAGCAACGGAAACCCATTCGGTGTAGGCCGTCTAGGAAATCAAGCATTGTATCGAACAATTGCTGAAACAGGTTGTTCCTTCTTTAGAGGACAAGCAAAGATTACTAACATCGCTTGAGGTGATTAAAGATGGCTTTTTCATCAACAATCACCGAAACTACGGTGTTCGGTAATAAAAGAGTTGCTTATGGAACATTTACCAATGGCGGTTCCGATACAGGAGGAGATATTGAAACAGGTCTTAACCGTGTAGATTTTATTCATCTTCAAGTTAGAGGTTCAGCCGTTGATACAAATGCACCCGCAGTAAATGAAACATTTCCTTTGGCTAGTGGTAATGTAACAATTGTTACTACTGCCGATACTGACGGCATTTGGGTTGCATACGGTAATTGAGGAGGGTCTTAATTGGCCACAATTCAATTAACAGAAATTGTTCTAGAAGATTCAATGAAACTTAAAGGACAAGAAGGGTGGTTTGAAGTTAGTAAAGAAGAAACAGAAATTTCAACCTTTACTGCTTCTCACTACCTTTCAAGTCCAAAGTTAAACATTACCTTTACAGAAGCAGATAGGGAGCCTCTTATGGCTCTTCCCGAAAGAGAAATTAATATGTTGGCTACTTCTTTGGGTTGTGAAGAGAATATCGAAACCATTGTTTCAATTCTTTTACCAACAAAGGAAATTAAAAAAGTTCCTACAAAGAAAACAACACCTAAGAAAACCGAAGAATGAAACAAAAGTTTCATTAAAGGTATATTCTTAGGATTGTATAGGTGATGTAATGCCCGATGCTTCAAGGTCAAGTGGTGTATTAACAACTAGTGCTTTAATTTGTGGAAATGCTTGTAATTTGAAAAGTATTCATATTACTTGTAAAGCAGATGGCCCCGATGAATATATTCTAAAAATATATGATTCTAACGATGCAACATTTACAGGAAATACAGAACTTTGCCGTTTTGTCTTTAATGGAAATACTTCTGCACAAAATGTAGAAGCAGACATGCACGGAGTATTGGCTAGAGAAGGACTTTATGCAGAAGTAACGGCTCCTGTTAGTCCTTCTCCTAGTTCTCACTTTGCCTATTCGGTAGAATTTAATTGAGGTCTTTTTATGGCGGCTTTAGATAAAGATACAAGATTGATTATGACAATCTTATTTGTTGGAACGATTAGCGGAACAAATGTATTCATGTATGCAAATTATGGAATAGATTTTCCATATGGAGCATTAGAACATGGTATTCTTTTCGGTTTAATTACCGTAGGGGGCAT